TGTCTCTTCTTATCTAATAGTGAGCGTGCGGGGATTCGAACCCCGGACAACTTGATTAAAAGTCAAGGAATCAAATCTATGTTAAACCGCATAAACTCTATTGTTCTCAATTTTGGTTGGAACGAAAATGGAACATTCTCGTTTCAACGTTGTTTATAATATCATATCATTTTCGACATTGCAACTACTTTTTTCGATTTTTTTTCAAAGCCGTGCAAGTTTTCTTTCCTGCATATGTTCCAGACGTGTTCCATCCTAACTGTTTCCAGTATTTCTTCAAAGCCTGCGTTGTCTTTGCTCCCCAGATTCCATCAATAGCTAATGGATGTTCGTTTGCGTATGTACAATTTGCGTTCAGTTTTTTCTGTAACCACTTGATCGCATTCTTGGAAGAGTTCTTTTTTACAACGCTGTATGATACTTTTACGTTATCATATTTAGGTCGTCCATATCCTGCGATACGACTATTGCCTAAAGCATAAGACTTCTTGCATACAGCACCACCGTTTGGTACAACGGCTGTTCCATTGGAGGTGTTGCCCTCGATCGTGAACACCATCTCGTCTGTGACTGCATACACAATCCCAGTGTGGCAGATTCTTTGAGAGTTCTTGAAGAAAATCTGGTCTCCAATCCGTGGTGTTTTATGCCACTGGTCATTGTTTTTGAATTTTTGTGCTGATGTTGGAGTGTATGCACTAAATCCATGTAAGAGTTTTTTTGCTACATCCCTGCCGTATGCCTGCACCATACACCAATCCACGAACATATCACACCAATAGGCATCTGGTCCGTTAATGCCAAAGTATGCTCCGTACTTAGTGTAGTTGTTGCTACCTGCGTTTTTTGTCTTACTGTTTAGATTCTTCTTGCTTTTCTTCTCTAAGTATCCGACTTCTCCTTTGGCTACTGTAAGAAGCTTGTCTACCGTATGTGCCATATTAGTCCTCCTTATATTCGATTACCTCAGCAATATCCGTCTTGTTTTTTGCAAGCTCGCTATCCCCGATTCCCTTTGTTGTTGGGTCCACCAATACCCCGACAGCCACTAAGATATTAAGGATGATACCTACAAGCTGTGATACTTCATCCTGTGCGATTGGTGCTGTGATACCTAAGATTCCTAGAATCTGATAGATAAATGCAATTAAGGCAGAAGCCAATGCTACTAATGTTGCTTTATTCTTGAAACGTAATTTAAGATTCATAGTTGCTCCTTTCATTTGTTGAGTGCTTATATTAATATGTGATTGGAGATTTCTAGTCTTTAATCTCCGTAATTTATTTAATTCCGAAAACGCTGATATATTTAACACCATGATCAGCAGATAATTTTATAGTCGTAGCCGTATCGCTCGCATATATAAAAGAAACTATGGATATTGTACTGTCATTCGAACCATGAGCCACAAAACTATAGGATTTTCCTATAGTTTCGAAGATAATTCTTGGGACCGTTACAATGCTACGAATATCATCATCACTAACACCGAATGCAAATACAATAAATTTGTAATCGCTCAATTTTCGGCCGCCATAGTGGCTAATTGTTTGACTTACTGTTGAGACAGATGTCCCTACTATAATCGTATCGTAATCACTATTTAACGTAGAAATATCTGATTGTATTTTACTTATATCGTTTTCTATATTTCCAATCCCTAATTTAGTTTTAATTAAGGACACGATTGTTGACCACTTAACCTTACTGGCGGTACTCTCACCAGTAAGCATGTAGTCTGAATCTGAGATAGTCTTTTTCTCTGTTAAATCTGAGATATGTACTAAAGGTATATTAATTGCCATAACATCACTCCTTAATTCAACTTGTTTTCTCTGACGTAGCTTCTGATAGCATCAATGTGCTTTTTAAGTTCTTTATCTACTACCCAGAAATTTTCTTTTTTATTCTGTGACAATGGTTCTCCTGTGTTATCGTCAATCTCATTGTATGTGTATGATACTCTGTCTCCACCGTCAATATTTAATACCATAAAGCTACTCAACTGTTTCATTTAAAATTTCCTCCTGCTCTTTAATTAAATCGCTGATTTCTTCCATGTATTCTTTCTCGTAGTCAATTACTTCTTCTTTCTCTGAGTTGTCGAATTTTTCAAGTCTTTCAAATTCGTAATCTCTCTGAATTGCTTTGATTTCCCACGAAAACTTAAGATTTTCAGTACCTTTTACAACAAAGTAACTATCGGTCTTTTCTTCTACCCATAAATCGCCTTGCCCCTCTTTCTGCAAGAATACTTGGTACTCAACACCTGTGTTTACTGTCTCTGAAAATATATCGTCAATGTCGATGTAACACTTTCCTTTATCATCAGTTTTTGCCGTTCCAATGTCTCCAAAATATGGGGTTGCTGTTTCATAACAATACTGCTTTCTTGTATCATAATTTTCTGTATCTATTATTCTGTTTTTTTCTCCGGTAACAGACAAACTTCCGCCAATAGTAACTGGCTGATAAAAACTTGATCTTTCTTTTCCAAAATGAAATTTATATTTACTTACCGACCCAAGATAAAGTGATTCATCCGTCATATGCATTGTTATGTCTGTCTGTACTGTAATTGGTCCACTGCTGTTATTTTTTAATACAATCTCATCTGGGGACAAAATCGCACATGCACCAGTTCCATCCTTGTTTTCAGATAAATATATACCACCGAACACGTCTGGTGTTATACACACATATGATATTGGCTTTTCTCCCATGCCTGATATATAATGCGTTACGACTATCCCTTTCGTGTTTATGTCAACAATTTCATTGTCATTTGCATCATAAACGTGCATTTGTCCATTACCGTACGTGTTTGCTTTTCCACCAAGATTTAATGTTCCACCTCTAGCATAAGTAAAGTTGATATACAACTTACCGTCAGACCCACGATAAATACCTTGCCATGCTCCGTCGTTGGTCAGCAGATTGAATATATCTTCGTGAGTCAGTGCATCTACGTCAATGGCTACTGGAATTGTCTCAATATCCAACACCTGTGAAAATCCACCTGCGGCATACATCGTACACCTTAACGCTGTAAGATTTCTTGAGATACCGATACCACTTGAACCGCTTGCTGTGATACCACTTGAACCACTCGCTAGTACAGAGTACAGTGCGTGTGTAATGTCCGTTTCATCTGAAGATGAAGTATAAACGGTCGTGTATGTATCTCCGTCAGTTGTTTCCTCAATCTTGAATCGGCACTTATAGGCTGTACGTGCTGTTGCTGTACCGTCACGGTAGTAACCAGATAATGTAATGTAGTTCGGCACAATCGTGTTGTCCGCAGACATTTTCACGATACTTGACGATGTTTCCATGAAGTACGTTCTTCCTGCACTTCCTTGCGGACCAGTTGCTCCCGTATTCCCTTTTTCTCCCTGTGGTCCTGTTGCCCCTGTCTTTCCCTTGATTCTTGCCCAAGTGTAAGAAGCTACTGTCGTTGGGTCGTTTAGGTTGTAATTCGTACAAGTACCAATGTAATCTCCTACCGTTTCGCCAGAATTGGAAGTAAAAGTTTTTCCACCATCGTTTGAGTATTTGATGTGAAGATAAGATGTTTTTCCATCAATACCGTTAGTACCTGCGATACCCTGCGTACCTTTTTCTCCCTGTAATCCTTGGAATCTTGCCCATGTATATTTAGATGGGTCGTTTGAGTCGGCTTCTGTAAAGTCCACGTATGTTCCAATATAGGTAGATGGGGTTTCAGTCATTTGAGAAGCTGTTGTAGGTTTTGCAACAGAGCTGTACTTAATGTGGAAATATGTTGTAGCTCCACTAGCACCCTGCGGGCCTCTGATACCCTGTTCTCCCTGCGGTCCTTGGATTCCTTGTAACCCCTGTGGTCCTTGGTCTCCTTTTTCGCCTTTTTCTCCTTGCGGTCCTGTCGCACCAGTGTTACCTTTCTCTCCCTGTGGCCCTTGCGGACCAGTAGCACCAGTTTCTCCCTTTGCACCTGTTTCTCCAGGAATACCGCCTTTTAATTTCGCAATGTCAAATCTTTTCGTAACTGAATAAGTATTAAGATAATTTGCTGTAATATCCACCCATCCAACATCTGTTGTTAATGCTGTCACAGTGTAGGTATGAGTTGAATTATTCCAAGAACCTACGACACCGCTTGACTTCTGCACGTTGTAAGTACAGTCGTTAGATATATCAGTATGACCGTATAAAACCTGTGCTGTCGTGTGGCACTCTGGAAATGATGTGTACTCTCCCTTATAATCTGTCGTGATTGCTTGATAATCGTTGTCCAGATTGATAATCATTGCACGAGATTTTCTCGCTTCTTCCAGTGCCTTGTTAGCAGTCTCATCATCTGTGTATTTATTAAGCTTCTGCCAGTCGGTTTCCACATAACTTGCACCCTCTCCCCTTGCTACAACGCAAGTAAGGATGTCTCCGTTCTGTCCTTGATTCCACATATCGCCAGTATCATAAGGTGGTGTAGGCTGTGTCAAAAATACACGACATTTACTGTCTGCTGTGGACTGTGCGAAAGATGCTGTCCTTAATGCTTTTGTAACGTCCGTGTCTTGTACTAACTGCCACTTCCATGTGTCGCCATCTTTGAAGAATCTGTAGGCATATCCTTTAGATTTCCAATAAAATAAGTCTCCCTCATGCTTCTTTTTATCATCTTCTGTTGTCCAGTCAGAAGCAGGGATATTTTTTAATGTTGGTTCGTAATCGTAGTAGAACGTCTCAATTTGTCCGTCTATCTGGTTCTGTAGGTCCGCTACACTTTTTGTAACTGTTTCTGCAAAATCTGATACTTTACCATCTGCGTAGTTCTTAGATTCTTTCACAGCATCACTAATTGCTTCTGGTGCTGTTTTGCCACCAATCGTGACGTTGTCCCCAGAAATCTTTACAGTACCAGTCTTCATATCTGCATAGAAGATAATGTTTCCAGACTTATCTTTGACTGTTAATGCACCAGTGTTGATATAATCTGCATTGATTCCCTCTGTATAAAGCAATCTTGCCACCATTTCCCCAGTGATCGTGAATCCATAAGGATATGTCTTACCTCCATCGATAGAAAATCCAATAACATCTGCTGTCAATTTGATAACATTCTTTGATTCTTTTATTGTCGGTTTATCATGGAGATAATATATAGTTGAACCATCCAATAGCACTTCCTGTGTTGAATACATTCCGTTACTATTTTTTAATGCTTCTTGCATCTTATCTACAGCATTTTGACGGTTATTTCTTTCCTGCTCAACTAACTGTTTCCCTTGTATGATCGCTTTTTGATTACTTGATGTGTAGTTGCTCTGGTTACGCAATGGAGATTCTGCACTATTCTTTAATGTTGTATATCCGAAGAATACAAAGTTTACATCTGTTAATACAGAATAGAAGCTATTTTCTCTCCAATCTGTAACTTTAATCTTATCCATAAACTCTGCTATTGGATAAGATATATAGTCCATCGTAAAAGCTCTAAAAGTCACATTTCCAAACTTTTCATAAATCCACGAAATAAGTGTCTCTTCATGCCCTGTTACAAGTGGATTCTCTACAGATAAAACATAACCATCTTTACCAACTTGTACCGTTTTTTCTGTGTCACTTGTATTGCCATCATCATCGGTTGTAGTAACCTTTCGTGTCATTCGTACGCCTGTTACCTGCACATCGTTCGTATCACTTGTCAGTTTATTGTAATCAACCAATTTATGAATATCCTCACTATCATAATCAAAATCATAGGTCATTATCTGTAATCGCCCTGTGCGGTCAATTCTTGCATTTCCGCAGGCAATCATTGCAATAAATCCTATAATTTGTCGGTGTGTATACTCACTTGATGGCATGGATGGTATTTGGAAATCGTTATGCAAAAAGTTACTGTCTCCAATCAATATACCGCAGGTATCACAACTATCAATTAATACGCTCTTTGCTGTCGCAGGGAACGTCAATGTTGTGCTGTATGCCTTATCAGCTTTGTACATATCATCGTATCCGACAATAGTTACAACGTTTCCGTAGCCCTCTGGCTGTGTAACTGTAAATGTACCGTATTCAATTTTTTCTGTTGTCTCTGATAATTCAAATGTTAGATACAGTCTTATTTTTGCTCCAAAGAAGTCATAATTGGATAAGTGATCATCGCCATTCATGATTTCTAACTGGACATTACGGCTGAGTGCAACACCTAAAGGAATGGTGTTAGCACCTGCCGCATCGACCAGACTATTGTTATCTATTGAAAAATCATCTTCTCCTAATGGCAGTACAGTTCCATTCGCAAGCGTTACTTCTGCATTGCATTTAAAATCTTGTCGTTCTGTCATTAGCTGTTTAAATTCATCACTTACATTTATCATATCGGGTTAACCCCCTGCATATTGAAAGATATACTTGATACTTTTTCATGGTTATTTTTAAGTGTTTTTATCTTAATGTCCGATACCTGTCCGACATAAAACTTTGCTGTTCTCCACTCTCCGTAAAATACAGAAAAATAATGTAAATCAAAAGATTTACCACGTGCCACCATTTCTAATATTTCCGTAACCTTAGACATTGGCACATCCGATGCACTGTATGTAAATCGCTCTACTGTGAACATCGGGGTAAACTTTCCTTTACCAGACTGTGCCCTTGTGCTACCTTGCGTATAGGTAGTTTCAAATGCTACAGCTGTGTCTGAATCTGGTTGCCAGACTTTTTTATTATTGATTTTTATATAATCCTGTGCCATTTTTTACTCCTTTCTACGCAAGGCTGAATGGATTTCTACCATTACTCATTTGTCTTAGTTTTGCTTCTTCGATAAATTCATCAAACAACGTCCTGCGGTTAATCTGTGCTGTGAAGTGATAATCTCCACCGTTGTTACCGCTGTTGTCTGATTCTAAGGACTTCATAACAGATAATAGCTGTTCTAGTAGATTAAGTACGTCATTGTTATTGCTATCTGTACTGTGTTGCTTTTGTGCGATCACTGCGGATGCTTTCGCAGGTATTACCGCTCCACTTGCTACATATGGTGCTGTAAATGGTACATTTGCCAACTGTTTAGATTGGTCTAATAATGTATCAATCGTATCTGGGAAAGCTTTTTCAAGACCTACTGTGATACCTGCAGGTATCATCTTACCTACCGTATCTCTCATAAGTCTTGATGGAGAATGGATTCCAAAGAAATCTTTAACGCCCTCCCATGCTTTCTGTGCAAGACTTGTCATTTTATCAACAAGAATCCATGCAAAGTCTCCAACGCCTTTTGCTATACCTTTTACTACATTCATACCGACACTTCCCCAATCGACATTTTTAAATGTAGTTTTCATATCCCTAATAGCAGATGTCGCTTTTTTTGCCAACTCTCTAGGTAGATTTTTAACCGCTTCTATAATATTGGTCAATATTTTTCCTGCCGTTGTTTTAAGCCCAGACAATTTCCCAGTAATTCCATTGCCTATCCCTTTAATTCCGTTTTCTCCAAGTCCTTTGAGTTTAGACGGTAAATTCTTTATCGCATCAATCACGCCATTGTATGTATTCTTCATAGCATCAACCGCAGTATTTTTTGCATTCATAATTCCGTTTTTAATACCTGTGATGAGGCTTTTTCCAAGTGATAGCCAATTATAAGCTGTAAATACACTGACGATTGCCTGCACAATCTTTGGCACGTTTGCGATCAATGTCGGTATTGACTGGATGAGACCTTTGAGCAAGATTGCGATAAGCTGTACTCCTGCAAGTAATATCTTAGGGGCATTATCGTTAATAACGCCTGCAATATTAATCACAATCTGTGGTACATTTTTGATGATGTCTGGCATTGCTTTTGCTATACCTTTTGCAAGATTTAACATAAGCTTTAAACCAGAATCTACTAATTTTCCTGCATTGCTTCTTAAGTTTGCAGTAAAACTCGTCAATGCTGATAATCCCTTACTAATAAACTGCTGTGTCCCATTTGTAATACCTTTTGCCAAGTTATCCATAAAAGACACACCGAGTTGTGTTAATGCTGTAATGGCTTTCCCTGCAACAGATATTGCATTGACAAATATTCCGACCCAATCAATGGATGTTAATAATGTTGCTAATTTTGTGCCAAGCTGTGACCAGTTTGTTGTAGTAAGTGCATTATCTAATGTTGTTAATATTCCTAATGCTAATCCAGATAAGCTTGTACCAATAGACTTAACATCTATCTGGTTGATTGCACCATTCAAAAATCCACCTATTGACGTTCCTATTTTTGCCCAGTTAAGAGTATTTACAGCTCCCTCTAACATTTGAAACGGAACATTTATTTTATTTGCAAACAACTGCCCTACATTATTCCAATTTACTTCGTTGAATAAACCGTTGATACCTGTTGCAATTTTTGAACCAAGATTTTTCCAATTGATTCCCTCTATCAACAGATTCAGTGTATTGACAATTGTATTAATACCTGCACCCACAGTACGTCCCATTAAATCCCAGTCTATGTGATCAACAAGACTATTGAATGTCCGTGTAAATGCGTTCACAAAATATGTAATCTTCGGGCCTACATTATCCCAATTGATGGCATTATAGATTTTTTGCAATCCTTTGTTGATACCCGATGCAATATAAGCTCCAAGTCCCTCCCAGTCCTCTTTTTTTACGAGGCCCTTAATCTTCTTAGCAATATCTGCGATGGAAGATTCAATAGGGACTTTCTCAAACATATCTCCAATGGATGGACCAGTGTAACCACCGCCCACTCCACCGCCACCGCCTGCTGACGGTGTGGAAGAACTAGGGGTATCATTATCTTTTTCTTTCTGATACTGTCGGATTTCATCTAATCCAGACAGGTATGTTTGTATCTCTTTATTTGCTTTTTTTGTGGCATTTGCGTTATTCTTTGTAGCTTTTGCCGCCTTATTAGCTCCACTGGATGTTTTGTTCAGTGATGCCGCATAATCTTCTTGTACAGCTTTTGCTTTCGTAAAAGATTTCTGTCCTGTCAGTGCCGCTATAAACATTCCTATATACGTGATCGCTTTTGATAACATATTCATGAATGCCGTTAATATAGGTGCAACTACGGACAAAATCGGGGCAAATGCTGTTGCCAAACTGTTTTGTAACTGAGTTAATGCTGACATCATGGAGGATATCGAAGCATTAGTAGCTGACGAATACTGTGCAAGGTTATTGATGCCTGTCATGATTCCACTGTTAACTTTAGAAATCATTCCAAAAACGGTAGAATATAATATACTCATACCGACCATTCGACCAATAGAAAATCTTGCATTATTAGCACTGTTTGTTGTGCTTGTGAAGTTCTGTGCCAGTCCACCAAGACGTTTTCCAAGTCCAGATACGACTCCACCCATCCTACTAAAGATAGATGAAATACCGCCTGTCTTTGTCTTAGCACTGTCCGCAGACTGACTGACATTCTTAAATGATGAACCAAGCCTACTATTTGTGTTAACAAGTTCTTTTTCTTTTGCATCTGTCTGTGTTATTTCTTTGTTTAAGGCATCCAAAGCTTTTTGACTTGCACTAGATGCCGTGGCAGAATATGCACCAGTCATAGGGGCTGTCTTGATCGCAGGTGTTTGTACTGCTCCCCCACCGCTTTCTAACTGCCGTTTCTTAGCAATCAGTGAATCGTACTGCCTGCCTAACTTCTCTGCCGCACTCTCCAATGCCATAAAGGCAGGAGAACTTGTAACACTTTGATTTCTTGCAAACAACTCTTGCTGAGTCTGTGCCACTTGATTAAACTGTGCTTCTACCTGCTGTAGTGTCTGTTCAAGAATCTGATAAGCTGTAGTGTTGATAGGGCTGTCACTTATCTTTTGTTGTGCCTGTACTGTCTGCTCCAAGCTGTTATTTAACAGTTCTACCTTTGTTTCTGTGCCTGTGATCTCTGCATTAAGTTTGGCTAATGCATTAGCACTTTCCTCACTTGCAAGACCTGTTCCACCTGTCAGCTTTCCAGTCTTAGGCAGTCCAGTGTTTCCTGCTGTAGATGTTTCCAACTGCTTCTTTTTTGCGATCAACTGTTCATATTGCTGATCTAATTTAGAAGCGGCACTCTCCATTGCTTGAAATACAGGGGAAGATGTTGCACTCTGATTTCTATTGAATACATCTATCTGTGCTTTTTCTAACTCTGCAAGCTTCTGTCCTGTGCTTTCTATAGCTTTATCTAACGTATCAAGTGCAGTCGTTTTAATGTCTATGTTATCAAGTTTCTTTTCTGCCTGTGTGGTCTTTTCCAGTTCCTCAGCCACGGTCTTTGCTTTTTCTTCGACAACGTCCATACCTTTTGTATCTGGTGCTTTTATACCGCCACTCATGGCTTTTTCCATTGATTTTCCAATGGTTTTTACTTGATTGGATAAACGTTTTAAAAGGGATGCAATTTCTTTCACACTTGCTTTTGCTTCGGTTGTATCAATCTCTGTTTTGATATAAATACTTCCATCCGCTTTTTGTGTAGCCATTCAATCACGCCCCTTTCCCATTCAGTAAATCGTTCAAACGTTTCTGTTCTTCTAATTCCTCTTCGGAATATTTAACATCTAGGTCAATAAGCGTTTTATTTTCTTTGTAGAACTCTCTTTCCCAATCTTCCAGTTTCTTTCTTTTCGACTTTTTCATACGAACATTAAGAATCTGTGAGAAAAGGGATTCTCCAATTTCCATATAAGCACCTAAAAAAGTCCACCAGTGTAAATACTGCATAGCTCGTATTTCTTTTCCAAGTACACGGTTAACAGATGGGATGATAACTGGTGCATCATGTTCCCAATCCATCACATGAGGTTGTTTCTTCCCATCATCTTTAATACCCATGTCAATAAATTCGATGGCTTTTTCAATAGCTTCTTCATAGTCTTGTGGTGGCATATTTCCAAAATCAACGTATAAAATGGTAAGGCAAACAATCCACTTTTCATCGTTCTCAAAGTCTGGGTCATTAAATGTTTTTAAAATGTCCAGAACTGCACGAAAATCTGTGCGTATTTCATAATCTATGCCACCAACTACTATGGATGTAGGAAGTTCCCAAACTTCCATTATTTGTGATATTTAGACGTTGCCCTTTTAATTTTCGCCTGTTTCTTTTTGATTCTCTGGTCTGTTACCTGCTCAATAATATCTGCGATCTCCACGATGATGTTCTCGATGAAGAAATCTCCGCTTTCTGTAAGAGTTAGCGGATTGCAAATAGCAAATACAGACTTAGAAGCTTTAGAGTTAAGCAAGTAATCAATCTGCCCCTCTAATTTGTCAGACAGTTCTAAGATATCCTGCTCTGTAGCATCCTCTGGAAGTTCCATCTTTTCCAAATTAGTAACAACTTCTTCGTATCTTCTTACGATATTTAAATCAACTGGGTTGAATGGGAATCTTCCGATTTCCTCATCATCTTCATTTGTTAAAACTACATTTAATGCCCCAGTTTTGACTTTTCGTCTAAGTTCTTCCATATCCTGCACTCCTTGTTATGATAAAACTGCTTTGCTGTTGTCTTTTAAGTCCTGTGTAGCACTTTCTGAAAATGTTCCAGATGTTACGTTGTAAGTACCTTTTCTGCGGTTTCCTGCGTAGTTAACTGTAAATGGAATCTGGTAACCACTTGTGTCTCCACCGTAGGATGTTGGAACAATATAACAATCTTCTGCGTATGCTTCATAAGCTCCGCTTGATGCTTCTTTCCATAGGTGTACTTCTACTGCGGTAGTTTTCAGATTATCGTCTTTGTAACGATTATCAATGATCTCCTGCAACTTCTGGCTTAATGTGCTGTCAGCTTCTGCATAATAAGGGTCGGCTTCTGAAGAAACCTCATATCCGTTGTGTTTGAATGTAGATTCTCCGATAATATTTTTACTTGTTTCTGTATCTGGATTAAGTTCGACATTGTACTCTTCTAAGTCTTTTCCAAGACGTTCATAGGATGGTGTTTTACCACCGCACAAAGAGCCTGCATCTAAGAAATGAGCCATATACTTACGGTCAATTTTACCTGTTGTAACTGCCATTATGATTCTCCTTTATCTTTTCAAGGTCAGTGATCTACATCCTGTCGTAGACCAGTTAATAGTTAATTTATCTATCAAAGTCGTTTTGATATCGGGCAGAAATATTGATAGCCCAATTCTCAGACTTGTTTTCGTTTATAGTGTCCAAATATGCAGGTGTTTGTCTGTCAATCGTCAAAAACTTTCGATTGCCTGTCAGCACTGGATATTCTTCTAGTTTATATGTGTTGTTTTTAATTGTGATTGTTTGCTTTTCCAACCATTTACCAAGGTTATCCAACCACTCTTTCTTGTCTGCCTTACGTTTTGCATTAGCACCGCTTATACGGTAGATAACACAAAATGGATACAGACAAACCTGTGTGACGTGACCAGTGATGCTCTCTTTTTCTGATTCAATCACTGCACCGCTTACTGGGAACATTGCTTTTCCACTTGCATCATCTAATGTAGAAAATGCAATTTCGTCTCCCTCTCTTAATTCTGGGAATTGATTTACCAGTTCTTGCAATGCTGTTGTGATCACGTCAAAACCATCAATGTCGTACTTGACTGGTTTCTTTTCTTCTGCCATCAACTTCCTCCTGCCTGCTTCTTAACATGAGTAACCCATGCTTTACCGTGATTCTTCTTTGCTGTTTCAAACCATTTTGGAGTTGCTTTTGGATTCTGATAACTTAAGTCAACTTTTGCATTGGTATGCCCTGCAAATTCAGTGACTAATACTTTCTTAGCACCTTTTCTCGCCCACGGAGAGCCTGTTAATTCGTCAACCATGCCTTTACCATAGTACAAGAAACGTCCCATCGGTCCAGTACCTGCACACACCATTCCAGTACCTGCAAGAGAAGCACTTTTTGCTCTCGTTACGTTAATGAATGTACCTGTTTCATGTGGCATATAAGGGACCATATCGGTCATAATTTGACTATCTAGCCAAAACTGAGCATGCTGTATCTGGTCGTCAAATCTTTCAAGGCTGATATTTGCAATCATGTTAGATGTATTTATATTGACATTTCCCAATTTCTTTTTAGCCATGTAACCACCTACTTCGCCATAACTTCAAAATGCGGAATAATATCATAAAAAGCACTGCCAGTGATTGCAAAGACATAATCATACTTAAGTTTCATCTCTTCGTAGAATCCATCAATATAATCATACTCTGCAATCGGTTCTTCATTCTCCCATTCGCCAACGATAAAGAAATCAAAACTATTCGCCTTAGAACTAAACGTAAGTGCTTCTGACAGCTTATCATTCGTCTGTTTACACCATTCTTTAGGCGGTAGCCATAATTTACTCCCTACCATCTTTTGACCACTTTTTAGGCTATACTGCACGTTTAATACAGCATTGTCCTGTGATTCAGAACCGTACTTTGCAACGATGCTTGCTTTATCCATGTTTAGGTTCGTATTATGCAAAACAGAGGGATACCATGTATCTCCCAATTTACTTTCATACCTATTAAAAAGTGTGATTGTATCGTTATACATCGTATCCCCCCGTTTTTTTATATTGGATATATTCCCATGTACAGCAAGTTAACTCCGTTAGCATCAGTGATGCCAGACAGATAATCTCTTATCTTATCATCGTATAGTTGCTTCTGTGCTTCTTTGTCTGCCAGACACTTATCTATTAATGTGGCTGTGCCAGAACTTCCAGAAGTCACATAGCTTATACTCTCGTTTCCTGCACTTTTAGATGCTACTTGCTTACTCATAACTGTTCCATCCTCTAACGTGATGTAACCCTGTGATGTTTCAACTCTTGCTTCTGCTTGTTCAATCTTATAAGCGATCGTCAGAAGTTCGCAAACACATCTTTTAACTGTTTCTGCATCATCTTCATCTGTTGGAAAAGCAATCTTAAGCTTTTTAACATTATCCACGCCTGTTGTGGCATTATCTATCTTCTTGCAAGAATCCCAGACCAGACGATTAAAGTCCTGTTCTGGGATAGCTTTCTCTCCAAAAAGGGTTTTGTAATATTCATAGTCAACATAATCTGCCATGAAATCACACTCCTTTTTATCCGTTGGATTTAATAACACCCATGCGGATATTCTTCTGGTTAAATGCTAAAGACCAGTTTGCTTTAGCTCCTAACTCTGCATTTGTAGGAGACTCTTTTGCAATCTTGTTAGCATTAATAGAAAATCCGTTAGGATGTAATACATAACCCTGTTTTGTATACAGCTTTTCAATACCGGCAGATGTTTCTGGGTCATAGTCTGTATAATAAGGATTTTCATAGTTTGTCTTATCACAAGTCAATACTGAACCTGTACCAAGCATATAAGTTTTGTATACTGGGTTTGTTCCTGTTGTATCAACTGTAAATCTGTCTGTTACCAGTGGGATAAATCCACCGATTGTAGGGAGATTTACTTCTCTTTCTACTGCGTTAGCAATAGTGTATTTGTTGTAATCAACAAGTCCCATTGCTCTGTATTTTGCGTAGATGTAAGAGTTTAATACAAGTAACCCCATCTTGTCAGCGGAATCTCCTAAAGCTTTCTGCTGTGCAAAGATAAGTGTTGTATCGTCAATTTTGTTTGCATCTCCAACAGTACCCTCTCCAGTTAAAGATAAGTCTGTAATGTGATTTTCCATCCCAGACAGACTTAAAACTGCATCAACTGTAGTCATTAAGTCACGTGTTCTTACCTGCTTATAAAAGCCTGCAACAGAGTTTGCAACGTGAGTCATAGGCTCTGCACCTGTTAACTCTTTTGTAAAGTCTTTTGCTTTCCAAGCTTTCATTCTCTGGATTAACATGCAAGTCTGTTTCTTTCCTGTAATTTCAACAGGTGTATTATCTGTTTCTCCATCGTTGTTTAAAGCTTGTGAGTCTTGTTCATCAATCGGTGTGTAGAACGGAATTGTTGCGACATTTCCTTTTTCTCCGATTAAATCCATGATTGTATTGTCCTGTGCTAACACACCAGATGCAATAATCGCATCATTCCATGTTGGGTTTTCTGACATAAACTCAGCAAAAACCTCTGGGTCAAAATCAAAACCTCCAAATGATCCTGTTCTTGGCATAAAAAAAGTCCTTTCTACCCTAAATAAGAATAGATAAGGACTTTGTATATTTTTGTCCCATCTACCTACAACTATTAAGGGATTTTTAGGTTAGCGGCTCACTTCCATATTGTGAGTCGGTATTATCTATCTGTCGTTTAATAAGGTTGCATAGTAATCTGGGTCCTCTGCCTTAAGTTTCATTCTGTCATCTAAAGACATTTCCCTTAACTTCTGTGTTCCCTTTTTCTGCTCTCCGCTGTTGAACTTAGTCGTAAAGCTTGGGATTTTAACATCTGGTGCTTTCTTTTCGTCAACCAAGATGTTCTCAATTGGTTTCCCATCTTTAGTAGTAAGTTCTTTAAATACATCTTCTGCATTTTTCCCATTCTCTTCTTCTAACTTCTGAATCATCTGGGAACGGATAGAGTCTTCTGTGATTGCATTTACAAATTTTTTATCAGATAAGAAATCTTTTACCTTGTCTCTTAACTCTGTCTGCTTAGCTTCTTTTGCTCTTGCTTCTTTTTCGTCTGCAAGTTCCTGTTTAAGGTCCGCAATTTTTGTCTTAAGACCATCAACATCTTCTTTCTCAAAATCAGCTAATTTAGACTGTACATCGTCTAAAGATTCTTTGTATTCATCTTTTTTCTCCACCTGCTTGTTATAATCAGCTACAGTCTTATAGTTTTCAGACATTTTCTTTTTTAAATCCGCTTTTTTATCTTCTGGGATTTCGATTCCTAAATCTTCTAAAATTTTTTCGTAATTCTGCATATATATCCTCCTACGATATTTGTATACCGCTCGTCTGCGGTAATGGATTAAGGCTTATAAACCTAAGCCAAGGTAAAAGAAATGTGGGGACTTGAACCCCACTCGAGCCTCGAACTCTTTTCCTGTTATCATGTAACCAAAAACGCTTAAAAAACTCTGTACTTACAAGGAGGCTGTGGCAGATCTGCATAATTACCACATATTTATTGTAAACCCTAAAATATGCCGTTTCAATACCCTCTTTTTTTACATTTCCGCAAGTTTCTTTATCTGTCGCTGTATCTCTTTTCTCTCGTCCATAAAGTCAGAATCAATAACCATAGAAGAAAGCATATCATACACTTCCACCATCAATCTACCGACCGATTCCATAAGCTTATCACGGTGTCCTTGATCTCCGTTTTCTTTGTATGCCATTTTAGCACTTAAGTAGTTGTCATACAATGCATCTATATTTTTATCATACTTGCCATTGCTGTACTTCTTAATAAGATTCTCTCCTGCATCCATGACGGTTTCTGCTATGTCTCCATGCTCCATTTTTTCCAGATTGCATAATGTTGTTGTAATCTTATACATTGCATCAAGATTAGATGTTGTGAGCTGTTTTAATGCTGAGTTTTTTTCTCTTTCTAGCTGTTCTTCCAGAACATGTTTGATTTCACTCATAATTCGACCCCCTTAAGCTTCTTTTTGTATTTCTCATGTATGCAGTCCTGTGTCTCTGTAATATACACCATGTCGTATCCTACAGAGATTAGATCAGTAACCATCTTTTCAACCGTTTCTAGCTCTTTAGATACGTCTTTTACCAGACATTCTACAAATAGTGCATCCGATACGTTTCCGTTCGTTCTAAGTTGCTGTGCGTACTTCTCATAGGCTTCTTTTGTCTCTTTCTCCCAGTTGTGATACTCTATAAAGCCATCCTCTACGGCTTTCTGCTTTGTGGATTTTCCGATACTTAGTCTACTGGCTGTATACCAAGAGTCGGGAATCACTTTTATAGTACCGCTAAAAGAATCTTTTAAAAGCTTGCCGTGATGATCTACAAAATACCTGCATACTTCACGTCTCTCCAAGCTTTCTGTAAGAAACTGGTATTCATGTAATCTTTTGTAGCCTTTCAAACCTAAGAAGTTGAAATAGTCTGCCATTTGACCGTGTATCATCATAGCCGCTACATATCTTTTGTTGATCTCGTCAAAGATATCTTCTGTTTTTGTTACTTCAAGATTGTTTGTAAATTCAATCATGATCGCACCTCCTTAAGAGATACGCTTTATAATAATATTCGCATCTTTTACTATTGACGCTGTTGTTCCTACATTTCCGATGCTTACGATTAAGCTACCGCAAGATGGTACAGTTACAACCGTTGTTGCTCCCACGTTCTGAAATGTGTTCGCTGTAACTACTGTATAGTCCATTTCTGTTCCACCAATAGCTTCTCCGTTAAGCTCTACAGCAAGTGCCGTTGCTCCTGCTGCATTAGCGGATACATTTCCGTTAAATTCTACCTCTACAGTCATAGGACAGTTTGATCTATTCGTTAACGTAAACAGACCAGACCCCTCTACATGATTCAGCCACCCATAATTACAAGTACAACGTCTGCTACTATATCGTGTATTCGCAAATAGTACGTTTGCACCACTGTTTACATCCTGCTGTGCTACATTTACCGCATTTAACATAATTTTCCCTCCTAAACAAAAATAGGATGCCGAACCCGACACCCTATCGTCAATATATTGCTAGTCTACTTAGTAGATATGGATTCTTCCAACAAGCTTGATTTATTTACACATTTACACTTCCGCAGTTGCAACCACCGTATGCATACCCATTATAGGATACATAAGGACTTGCTGTAATGTATGCAGGTGTTGGGAATGGTCTAACAGCATCCACAATGTTCTTAGTCTGTGATACCTGCGAAATCTGGAAGTTAGATAACTGTAAGTCTCTATCTCTGTCCGCAAGTTTATCTCTAAGATTCTGGATTGTGTTGTCCTGCATCAACTGGCGTGTAGCCTGTCCGTCTGCGAGGATTGTTTCCTTAATATCACAGCAACACTGTGCCATCTGTGCCTGCATATTCTGGGCCATTAAAGCCGCATCATAGCGGTTCTGTAACACTTCTTTCTGTGTTTCACAGCAACAAGCCTGCTGTTGTGCCTGCATCTGCTGTAATCCTAACTGTGTTGTGTATCTGCTTTCTAATACGTCTCTCTGTGTCTGACAAGCTGTATTAGATACGTTCTGGTTTGTATTGAAAATATCTCTCTTAACAAACTCATCGGATAAGAAAGCATTTTCGCCTGCGGTCGTTGCGGTATCGTTATTTCTTCCCCATCCGTTACCACAGAAAAGGAAAGCAATTAAGATAATCCAAATCCACCAACCACCGTTGCCGAAGCCGTTATCATATCCGTCATTTCTTGTCACTGCCGCTACATCTGCCGCAGTGAGTCCCATTGCTTCATTCATTGTTGTTGTCCTCCATAAATTTATTTACCAAGCTGTGCACCGCTTAATATCTATTTGTTCACTTTGTCCACAATATCCTGTGGATTCATGCCCTGCTGTTGGCATAGGCTATTAAACACTTCTTGTGGGTTCTTTCCCTTGCACATTTCCATTGCCTGCTTGATCGCAGGGTTTGTCTGTGCCATGCTCTCAACCATAGACTGCGGATTGTTAGACCCTCTTACCATGCCCATTACCTGCTGTACCATTTGCATAGGGTTGTTGTTTCCTATCATACCGCCTATCATGTTCATTAAAGGATTACTCATTGCTTAACTCTCCTTTCTCTGGTTGCTCTCCTAGCTTTGCTAGAAGTTCTTCAAACTCTGTTCTTGTAACATATCTATTATCATAGTTTACATTTTGTTTTTGGGCGTTCTGCGTGGCTTCTGGCGGTATCTCCTCGAATCTAAATACCTTAAAAGTTGCACTGCCCATTCCATCTACACTCTTTACATAAAAGAAAGGTGCGTTGTTATCCATCATCCATGCTGTAGCCCCTGGCTGTACGATCTGGTTCTTTGCTCCCTCTATGCCTGCAACTTGTATCCAATTAACATTCTGTGTTGGAACTTGTGTCTCTGGCATTGGTTTATTGTACTGCTGTTGCATTTGCTGTAACTGATTTAGCCTATCCTGCAACTGCATTGTATCCTGCTGATACATTGGTGCATAAGGATTATAGTTATATCCGTTCACTCTTCCACCTCCCTTTTATGTGTAAATTATCGCATTAAAAAAGAGACTCTAACAGGTCGTTAAAGTCTCATAAAAGTATCATATTAAATTAAAAAATTAGCACCATGATAGGGGTCATGGTGCTTGAACAATAAGGATAAGATTGAGGAACACCAATTGATGAAAAAAGGTGTCGTGTTGAAAAATGAAATTTAAACCAAAAAATTGAGGAAATTCAAAAATGATTTCTCATGCTCACAACAGTGAGCAAATGGAAGCAACAGGACTCGAACCTGTGACAGGTCGGTTATGAGCCGACTACTCTGACCAACTGAGTTATACTTCCACGGACTCCGTTAGGAATCCACCGTACTATATTACATAACAAAACAATAAAGAAAGGATTAAAGTATTATAACATGAAAAAGTATCTCCGAAACAAACCACTCTCATTTGAAACTAACAAGAAAATCTTATAATGATTTATTCAACAACTTATTACTTGTTACATTTATATTGTATCATGGATTTTCGCCTTTTCAATACCCTCTTTTTTACGCCTTTTCGTAAGTCTTTTCAAAGATTTCTTTCTTACATGGGTAGATTTCCCCGTCCACACAAGTGATAAGCATATCATCTTTTCCAAGTAACATATCTCCCTCTAATGTTGGAATGATATAGCGATCATCATCCCATCTTTTGATAATATATCCATTGTATTCAAGTTCTATTGGTTTACCATGTCCATTTTTTATAAGTTCTTCATATGTGATTGCTTCTATCTCAACAGGTTTTTTTACATATTTAGCCATGTTTTCACTCCTTATTCTGCAATTAACCATTCGTTAGATAAGATATTATTAAGTGTGTATTCCACAATTTTTGTGTCCCTAATGTCTAATAAGTCTCCTTTTTCTCCGTTGTCCTTGTCTCTGCACTGCATCATGATAGTTTCTTTTTCTGTATCCCAGTACCAGAAACCACCCCACGATGGAAGTTTTACTTTACGCCCTGCTTTCATTCTTTTAAATGCTTCTGCAAACGACATGCCGACATCTTCCACTACAAGTTGTACTCTATAGCCGTCCTTGTGTACGATTCCATCTTTTCCATCTGTAATGGATGCAATCAGTTCCCCATCTTTTGTGATATTTAGCTCTTTAAAATTTATACCGTCAATTACCATTCTGTTCTCCTTAACATACTCTAATAATCTTGTTATTAACTCTCCTGCTGATTCTCTTTGCTGTAGACAGACTTACGTTCATAAGCTCTGCACATTTATCCAGTGGTATATTCTTTGCCCGATACTCGAACAATGTTCTTTCAACATCTGTGAAGTTGCAATACGTACGGAACATATTTAGTTCGGGTACGGTAAAATCATATACTTTCAAAAGCAAACACCTCACTGTTTGTCGTGTGTTGTCAACGCATTTATCAGATCGTCTCTGGTTTTTTTTAGACCCTCTATGTTGTTTCCTGTGATCTTATTCTCAATCAAATTAAACATGCTTTTCATGACTAGGTTCATATCATCACGTTGATTATTAATAGCACTGTAGTCACTATTTAGCTTTTGTTTAATTTCTTTAATATCTGTCTCTATATGATCTATTCGATGTTTCATATCGTCCGTAGGCTTCTTGTAATGCTTATAGGCAGTATATAAGACTCCTATCGCACTACCAATTGTTATAATCCACCCACAGGCTACCATAATTTTGTTTATAGTATCCATTATTTACCTCGTGCATTGTTGTATCGTGTCGCTGCACCTCGTGCTGATGATGCTTGACTCCTGTTCCAATCTGCTGTGTTTAGTCGTTCGCTCTGCTTCTTAAGATTGTTCTCTTTGCAGTAATCATTGTAGGCTTTGTTTTGCTTCTGCAATAGTGCCGCCTTTTTCTGATACTCCATGTCAAGATCGTGCTTTAAAGCTTCGTCCTTTGCATTATCCACAGCCGTTTTCATGCCGATTAACTGCCGTTTCGTCTTTCTGATACGTCTTTCAAGCTCTCTCTGTCGTTTCCGTTTCTCGTATTCTTTGCGATTCTCTTCGCTGTCATAGTCCTCGAACGGATTGTTTATTCCATCCCCCGGACCGTGGGAGTGTCGGCAGTTTGCTCCATGGATTCCCTGCACGTTTCCCATACCACAGACCGAAAAAGGCGGAAATCTTGGGTCATTACCGCTTTTACTGTAAAATTTACCTTGCCACCAGAAATGATTGGTTAAATTATCCCCACCGTTTCCGATTCTGGCTCCCAGATGGGCTGATGTGAGAATTATATCCCAGTCCATCTCGTCCATACGTGCGTCTGTAATATCTGCTGCCATCTGGCTTACACCAGTACGGATCGCTCTCGCTGTAGCTGTCTCTATGCTGTCTCTACGTCCGCTATGGTATGTTACGTCTGCACCCTTGTCTATAATGTCGTTAACAGCTTCTTTGACCGCTTCTGTGTAGCTTGTTGTGCCGCTTGCAGTTTGGTTATATGCCTTGTCCACTGCATCTATGTAGTTATCGTGGCAGGCGTTCGGCATCGTACCAGTGTAGTTATGCATCTCTCCCTTTGTCTTTTCATAATTCCTCTGCAACAATCGTTGTAGATAAGGACTTTCCCCGAGTGGTTTTGGTTCAAGACCTGCCTTTTTATACACTGCATCATCCCACTCTATAGCATTTATACCTGCTTCTTTCATAGTCCGTGCGATTGTATCAATTCCTATCTTTGTTGTTTGTGCAATCTCTTTCTGTACCGCTTGCAAGATATACCCTGCATCCTGCAATACATCCATCTGCCACTTGTCAATAGGAGTAAAAAGGTAATCTTCCCCACGTCCTAGCCTTATCATCATTCGTTCGATAATCACAGATACAATTTTGTTATGCAGTTCTTCCGCCTGCTTCTCTGCTTTCTCTGGCACATACCATAAGTAATCTGGCGTTAGCATTATTCTTCATCTCCCCCGAATAAGTCTGGCTCTTTTGGCTGTGCTTCTTCTTCGAGTGCTTTCGCTTCTTCTTTACTAAATCCCTCAAATTTAACTAGATAGTACCAAAATGGAATCTTGTTAGAAGTAACATAGCTGTACCATCTCGCTCTATCTTCATCTTCGTTGTATGTAATGTCGCCGAAGTCGTAGACAGTTTCATAAGGTCCACTTGGTGCTAATTGGTACAGATCAGCAAATATATTAAGTGCAGCTATTAAATCATCCATGCAGGCTTGTAATTTGTCTCTTACGTCCTTAACAAATTGTATCGTCCTCTGTTGCTCTGCTTCAACTCCTGTTGCTGTCTGGATGCCTGTTGTTTCGTTAAACACAAAGTATCCGTTAGAGAATCCGCATTTATACCCAATCTGAGACAAAAGGGCATTGATTCCTGTCAGTCGTGTATCTGTGTTTAATGATGGGTTTACCTCTTGATAGAATCCCTCTAACCCAGTACCATTTACATTCTTTACGTATTCTGGTAATTTCAAACGCTTCTTGCTTCGTTCAACGCCTGCCTGCGTATCTTTCACAGGTGCACCACTTTCCATTAACCTATCAGAATCAATCAGCACCATACGTCTACTGTCGAATATCTCCGTTGCATTCCTGCTATATGCAGTGTCAAGGTCCTTTAACTCCTCTATTGCCTCATAAAAGATAGGCAATCCTAAACTGCAATGCAGGTCTACGTTATTTGCCTGCGGTGTCCTCAGCACTGCGTACAGTCGTTGTCCGTTGAGGTTTGTAAGTCCTACATTTGCCAATTCTCCCCTCCAAGGTGTCTCGTCTATGTCAATCGGTTTCCCTGTGTCGTTGGCATCCTTAGATGCATAGCAACGATTTGTTATCTGATACACGTCCTCGATGTACCTATGATACTCTAGTTTTGTGTAGTATGTCCTGCCATCACTGGAAATTTCTCTATGCACAAACACAATACCTTGAATCTCTCCATTGCTTTCGTCTGTTACAATAAAGTTCTCTGGCGTGATCAAGTCCACACTTGAGCCGTTAGGCTTTAATACTACTGTACCGTATGCACAGCCGTATTCTACGTGATGTCGTACCTGTTCCAGTTCCTTGTCTATCTGTTCCTGCAACCAATTAGCTCTTGCACTGCCATCTATCTCTATGCCTATTGCAAGTGTAGCAAGGCGTGCTGTCTCCGAACACACCGCTTTTGCAAAGTTGATAGTCTTTATATGCTCGTCCTTGTCTAACCAGTACGGAATGCCCTTATAGATGTACGCACATTTTTCTATAGCTCTCTGCATCTCTGGACTGGTAACAGTATCAATCTTAAATTCGTCTCTTGCCTTTTGTCTAAAAAGGTTACTTAATATCTCTTTCATTCTGCTTATTATACCCATTTATTCCACCGCTATCAGTTTAACGTTTCCGATTTTTGTTTCTATATCTCCTTGTATCAAATCGCTATTAATCGTAAGCCAAACCCCACCATCATGGATAGATATTTTTTCTATATCCTTGATGCCTAACATTACATTTCCAATTTGTATACAAGTTACATCTTTTAGATTTATCATCATTGTTTTTGTCTCCTTTACGCACTCTCTCCACGTCTCATGCTCATTGGACTTGTCGCATACCTTAATGCATCAATAAAATGATCGTTGCTGTCTGGATAGTCTGCTTTGATATCTCCGTTAGCATCTACCTCATGTTCGTATGCGATCACTTCCTCATACAGCCTTGGCGTTCTGGCAGGGTCTATGATTAATGTCCTGCACTGTAACCATTCATAAGAGTATTTACGACTACCCGGATATACGTTTGTTTTGTTTGCCACAAGTCCTGCATCTCTAAAGTCTAAGATGCTTTCTATCTCGTCAGCACCGCAGGATATAGTATAGTCGTTATATCCCTTATTAATAATCAACTGTGACATTGCCGTGTTTCGTATCTTCTGCCCACCAAGTTCGTCTATGCACAAGATTTTTTGTGATGCAGGCATATATGCACATCTGACAAAAGCTTTCGGGTCTGGATAGTATCCCCAGTCCTGACCTTGATAGATTCTTTCCTGTCTTGATATCTCTTCGTCCGTGATCGTGCGGATTTCTAGAAGCTCAAAGATGTTTGTTCCAAGTCCTACAGGGATTCCAAGATACTCATGCTTGTATGCTCGTTCGTTTGTCTTTTTCAGATATTCTGCATCGGTTATGAACTGCTTCCCTAGCCATTCCACAGGAACTGTTGTGTAGTCACTCTTATGTCTAAAGCTATCCTCTCTTGCTTCTGCTACATACTTATTTGCCCAGTTATTAACAGAGATTGGTGGGTTGAACGTCTTAAACACTACGAACTTAGAACCACCACGCAATACAGATTGTTGTACAGTTCTGATTTCTTCAATGCCTGCAAACTCATCTAGTTCCTCGAACCACAGGTATTTGATATATCCCTTTGCGACCTTGATAGACTTCGTTTTCTTTGCCTTGTCCAGTCCTCTATAGATTATCTTCTGCCCAGTCGGCTTATATATATGTTGTAGCGGACTCTTAGAAGATTCCCACAGATCACTTACACCTAAGGCATCTATAGCCCATTCTATCTGTTCATACACACTGTCCCTTAGGGTATTACCAACCTTTCGAAACACTGCCGCATTACTGTATTCTCCCACGTTTGCATCCTGCATGATCCCAAGTATGATTTCTACAGACACGAAAGAAGACTTAGTAGAACCACGACCGCCGTATAAGTCGTAATATGTATGTTTTCCATCTTGTATATCCCAATGTACAGCATAAAAAGATGGGGCGATCACATCTGTCAAATTAACCATGCAACCGCTCCTTACTCTCTAGGAATATTATTTACTATTGTAATTCCCTCTGTCTTACTCTCTTCCTGCTTCTTGTCTGCATCCCAGTGCTTGAAATTATTTCTAAGATTAAACTGTGCCCCAGAACTTCCCTCTTTATCATACAAGCGACTCTCTGCATACTCTTCTACTCTGCTCTTCGCACGTGTGATAGTGTCAAGAAATTCTTGTTTTTCGTTTTGGTAATACAACAAATCCGCTCTAGATGTAAAACCAAGATGCAAAGCCAATCCGGTAATTGTTGGCGGTTTCCTGTTAATCATAATAGGATAGCCGCTTTTATTTCTTACTATCTTACCATCTTCTTTTAATACTTCGCCCTCACATAGTTTAAAGTACTCATCTATCTTTTTTTGCATAGTTTTAACGCTTTTATACCTTGGGGGTCTTCCACCTGCACCCATTGCCTCACTTCCTTTCATGATCTACAACTCTTATATTCTTTTGTGCTTGGATTCCTGCTTTTATATTTGTCGCAGGTGCATAGATATGCGTTGTCTATTCTGTCATACTTGCCTACGTCACACATATAGTAGTTCTTTGTATCACTTCCTAGTAGATACATACATTCAGCACAGCATATACTTCTATCTTCCATCCTGCACCTCTTTCTGGTACTTACTGCATACACACATATGACTACACTTTATATTTACAAGTACCACTTCTGTTTTGTTTTCTGGGATAGCTCTTCTCTTTGTCTCTGTCACGATCTCGCAGTACACGCAATCGTTACAGCAATTCTTTAGTTTGTTATTAATCAAAAAAGACACCTCCCGACTATGGTTTTATCTAAGATAATTATACCATAGTGGAAAGTGTCTTTGTTTACACTCTTTTTATTCTTCTATAATTTTTAATTGTACTCTATGCCCCTTAGCATCAAGATCTAGTGCATAAAAACATGGGTTTTCTTTCCCTTGTAATACATCGTCTACTCTATAGCAATGCCCCCATGCGGTTTCTACCATTATATCTGCAATGATATTTTCGTACAGACTAAAAATATCATTTTCTGGAAGCTCAACGATGATTTCATCACTTGCTTCCGTAATTGGAGTATAATATGAATACACTACTCTTTTCTCTTTTCCAAGCACGCCATAATTGGCGAAAATTTTAAATTGATTTTTCATTTTTCAACACTCCTTTTTATTCTTCTTTTAAAATTTCCGTCATATCTTCTATCGCTTCTTGTTGTGTTTTATACTTCCGGAAAATTCCAAATGTATTCTTGTGCAATAGAAAATATTTGTACCCCCACAAACTGTCGTCTATTCCTTCATTCGGATGATGTTCCGTGAAGTATATCGTGTTTTTCTTTTCTTCTACGCTCCGTGCCAACGCTTCCATTCTTGTTCTTTTACTCATAACTTTATCTCCTTTTCTTTCTTTGCTTATCTCCTTTAACTGTCTTTATCTTACCACATCTTTATCCCTTTGTAAAGTGATATTTATAATTCTTTTAATTTTTTTTCATCCTCTTCGTCTCTTACATATTCCAATATCTGCCCCGGTTGCATTTCTAAGATGTTGCATACAGCATTTAAAGCCTTTAGCGTTATAGCTGTATCCTCGTTCTTTATCTTGTTTAACGTGTTTTGGCTGAGTAAATTAGTAGTTTTAGCCTTATATGTAGTAAATCCTTTTCTTTGCAGTGCATCATATACATCAATTTTGTATTTTAACATTTTTCATTACCTCCTATTTACTACATTATATATTATGTACCCTTTTCACGTCAAGAGAAATATTATCATAAAAAGTGATATTTTCTATTGACATAACTTTTTAAAGTGATATAATAAAAGTAAATTAAGAGAACAAAGCAATCAGAAAAGGAGATAATAAGATGAAAGAGTTAAGAAAAGAAATTGAAAAGTTAGTTGAAAATGAGGACTTTGTTTCTTACGAAGAATTTATTTACGAACTAAATGAAGAAAAAGAAGAAGTTAAAAAGTATCTCGACTGGAGAGCAAGCGGTGGGAAGATGAACACCGAAACACTTCCAGACGGATATGTAATTTCAATCCACACTCCCACGAAGGGAGCGACA